ACTGTTGTCTTGTCGATAGAGAAGGACATCTCATTAAATGTGCCGCCTCCAGTTGTGCCAAGAGCTTCAGCAGAAGCTGTAGACATACCAGAACCTGTAGTATAGGAACCATCAACTGGATTAGAACCAGTGTGTGAGCCTGCACCGGAGAAGTCTGTGTCTGCTTCGTTGTATAATGCTTCAACACGTGTCGAAGTATTTCCACGAGGATTGTTGTCATAAGCATCATAGCCACCGTAGATTGCGCGCATTGCGAAGATCAGTCCTGTAGGACCAGTCATTGGCTGAACGCCGCAAATGTCGTAAGCCATGAGGTTAGGCATAGCACGACGAACCAGTCCGATGAGGATTGGGTCATAGCGTTGGATACCGTTTGGATCAACAGCAATGTTATTTACTGGTGCTGCCTCAAACAGATGCTGACGCTCTTCGCGCAGTGCTTTTTCCTGATTCTCTAGAAGAACTGCGGTAACAGCTTTTCTATAGTTATCTTTAATATCAGGAAGATCTGGGTGATCTAATACTGCCTCCCATTTCTTACTATAATTCTCGGATAAAAACATCTTTAGTCTCCTTTTAAGAACTTATGTATATTTATAAGTTATGTTCTTTTGATTGTTCTAGACAGAGCTTTTGCATACGATGCTATCGTGTCATTTGGCTCATAGGTAGCTTCTGTTTGTGTCTCTTCAATAAGAGTCTTCTGAGGAGTTTTTACCTTCTCATCTGGGAAATAATTTTCCTTAATAACTCTTACCTTTTCTCTGTAGATTTCTTCATTCTCGAATTCTACACCTTCCAGAAGTTTACCTAACTTATTAACTTCAGTATCTGCTAAATCATCGGTCATTTCTGAAACAATGATCTTTTTCTTAAGCTCAGACACTTCAGTTTTTAATGCAACATTATTTTCTAACTGGCTATCGAGAATCTCCTCTAAACCTTCCACCTTAGTTTGCAACTCACTGATAACATCATACTTCTCTTCAGGTACCTCGATATAATGCTCTTTAAAGAGTACCTTAAGTCCAGAAATAAAGTCTTCGGCGATTTCCGAACGAAGACCATTTTCAACTGCTAGCTTATTCTCGTCCATCCAATTTTCTACAACATAGTTGAGATAAGCATCTACTTTTTCTACAATAGTATCTTTATACTCAGAAATTTCCTGAGAATACTTTTCTTCTAAAGCTTGCGTAATATCTTGAATTGAGTTATTTACTCTAGCAATCACCGCAGCTTCAAAAATTGCTGTTGCCTTTTGTCTGAAATCTTCGGAAAGATCTTCACCAAAGATTGTAGAGAGATCAATGCTCTCATCTTCTTTAGATACAATTTCTTCTTCCGAAACAACATCCTCAGCATCAGCTGTATTTTCGATGTTTGCTTCCTCTTCAGTTTCTTCCTCAGAAATAACTTCTTCGTCTGATTCAACTCCTTCGCGGGCAACGTTACCGGCGGAAGTTGATTTATTAACTACGGAAGTAGGATCCGCAACTGTTGAGAAATTAGGAGCAGCACCAGGAGGTGCTTTCATCTGAATGTCATTTTTCTTGACATTCTTGGAAACCTGTGCTCCCTGGTTGGGTTCTTTTTCGTCGCGCGTCTCGTAAGTGGCGTCTTTAGAATCGCCCTGCTTAGGGTTACCAGAATCTCCGGAGTTGGCAGATTTTATCGAGGAATCCTTAGATACCCCCGAAGCGCCCATCATGCCCGCTTCTTCTAGAGAGGCCTTTGCATCAACGCGCTCTAATAATTCCTTGATCTTTTTTTCTACTGACATTAGAGTCTCCTAACGGTATTTAATGTACTTAATGATATTTATAATTCTTTTTAACTAGACAACTTAGCAAGAAAGCGCTCTAGTACTTTTAACTTGGCTTCTTCTAGATCTTTTGCCGAAGCTTTTTTAATTTCCTTTTGTGCCATCTCAATCTCTACAGCTTTCCAAACCCCATTATCACAAATCCATTCTGCGTTTTCCATAATACCCTGGACAAAAGCGTCCGGCGCTGAGGGGTCTGCGACAATGTCGACGGTTGCTAGATGAAAATCATCCTGCACTTCTTGCAATCCATCTTTATTCGTTTTCAGGGATCCCAATCCCCTAGTAGATACACCTAGACTAACCTCATTCTCTATAAGGTTTTTTGCAATAGTGCCCATCGGTGTTTCTAAAATCTTTGCTCGGCCTACAACGCGGCTATCGGATTCCATCTTTAGATTTGTAATAAGATGAGAAACTTTATCGAGGTTTACTGTGGGATTCGGAGGATGCCCCAACTCGCCAAGAGATCTTTTGGCTGAGATCTGCTCTTGGTAGCGATTTACTTCCTTTTCCATAACAGCTTTAGGATATATACGACCGTTACGATTGCCGGTATCATATTGAGCAAAAATGCCTTCGATAAAAATATTCTTTTTACCGTTAACTTCTTCTATAATATATCCTAAATCCTCTGCAACTTCTTTAATAAGTTTCATCTTAGTTCCTTACGATCTTAAACTAGTTTCTTGGGTTATATCATATCCAATTGCTGTTTGAACATTCGGTGAATATCCCGCAACCTTTGATAATCCCAATATAACAGTGCCATCTGCAGTACCTTTATTTACTACAATATTGGCATTATTTTGAGTGTCGATAGAAAATCCTACCTCGGCAGAAAACTTAAAAGTCTCTTGCCCATCTGTTAATACGAGTACGTTTGAACCATTCCTAGCAATGGTTGTAGTACCAGTAACACTAAACGTCACAGTATTAATGTTTACTTTTACATTCGGTCTATCTACTATCTCATACGGGGCGGCAAGATCAGCTAACGATATAGTATCACTGCCTGTACCTAAGACAGCAACCACTGCGTGCTGCTGTGTCTTTTTGAGAATATTAACTGTTGCCATTTAATTCTTCCTTAAGCTGCCTAAATGTTTTTAATTCTTTTCCTTCGCTAGTAGGAACACAATTAGGAACTTCTCGACCACCCTTTTTCTTTGTTCCTATCATCTTATAACCTTTCCAACAAGGATCCTTGCCTCCACCCTGCATGCGACCTGCTTCTTCAAGTTCAGTATCTTCCACATTAAGAGTTTTTGGATAACCCTTCTCTCCGGGCCGGGCAGGACGCTCACCGCGTTTCCTTTTAGCATGTATATTATCCCAAAGGCCTCTTTTCTTTTCTTCAAGTTCGGCTTCTTCTTTTGCCAAACGATCAATTGCTTTTTCAACACCAGCTTCACGCCTGCGGGCATCTCCCTTATACCTTCTTTCCCATTCTGTTGCTGCTGCTTTGTACGCTGGTTTTCTAGAACTTGTAGCAATTCTCTCAAAATCTTTACCAGTTGCCATTTTTATTCTTGCGTCGCGTGTTGCCTTTTTAGCGTAAGAAGCAAGTGTGCCTTTAGAGAGCTCTTCAATCTCTTCAACTTCTTCTTTTCTTAGTGCACCTGCTGGTTGTCCTTTTGCCTTTTCTTTATCCTTCGGCATAGTAGATGTGCCTTTTGGAGCAGAGGCACCAGTCTTTACTCCAGATGCCGGAAATGCTTTTTCAACCTCGGGTTTGTAAATGCCTTCTTCAACTTGTTCTGCTTCTTCTTTAGTCAAACGACCAACAGCTTTATCGATGCCTCGCATACGCTGAACTGCTTTCTTAACATCTGGCTTAGCATCTTCGCGATCTTTCTTCATACCAGCTTCTGCTGTTTTATGATCCATGCCACGGCTAATGTTATGTGCATAATCAGCACCTGCCATAGTTCTTTTGCGTTCGCCTTCGGCTGATCTATTAGCCATATCAACAGATGCTTTGCTGACATATGAACCAAGAGTTTTCTTAGAGATCTCATCAAGTTCTTCAACTTCTTCTTTGGCAAATTGTTTATTGGTTGCTCTGACTATTCCCGAGAAGCGCTTGTTGCCTTTCTGGACTAGTGCGTCAATTGCGACCTTTTTATGTTCTGGAGCGGCAGAGGATGATGCTACATCCGACACCGCTTTATTCATAGCAGAAGCTTGTTCACCAGCTTTCTGTTTATATCTGGTCAACAGTCCCATAGATACCTCATCTACAGATTCTACTTCCTCATTCCTACCTTTGCCTTTAGCGGCATAGGATGCTCCTAAAGCCATACGTATTCTTTCCTTTTTGCTCTTACCAGCAAATTTAGGATTGTCTGAATGGACGAAGTCACTGATCCATTTTGATGTTGGATCTGCTGAGGTAAGTTTTTCGTCTATATACATTTATTCTTCCTCTCTGTTCCCGAGGGTAGATGCGATTTCTATCTTTTTTACCGATAGAGAATCAGAAACTTTCTGAGTAATTACTTCTCCGAAATTTTCTACTGCTTCGGTATTTTTACCTAGCAAAATATTATCTACCATATGTCTTATAACTTCAGAAGCGTGTTCCATAACTATCTCCTATTGCGATATATTATTTATAGGTGGTGCGCCATCAGGTTGCATCATGGGAGGGGGAGGTGGTTCTTGCTCAATTTCCGCTTCCATCTGCTTAACATCAGTATCCGTCATCCTTAGTACATTCTTCATAACATAATTTTTACTGAAATAATATCCAACGAATGGTTGTATCTGAGTCAACAAATCTACTCTATTCCTCACATTCTCAGCTGTCTTTATTTCTTCAAAATACTGATCCTGAGCATAACGATACTGAATCTGTTCTTTTAATGTATCCCAATCTTTTTCTACAATAATACCCTTTAGCATTAACTGTGTCTTCAATAAATCATGGAACAACACATTGAATTTCTTGCGCATGCGAGAAACAAATTTTGCAAACTTCAATTCATCTCTAGTTATCTCAGTAGCTCTACCAAAAGATATCCCTTGCTGAGGTTGTAATCTAGATAAAGGAACATTCAATGACTGATATAATTTTGTTTGGAAATAATTAATATCATCGATCTGCCCAAGGTTCTCACCTCCGGGCAAAGTTGTTATCTCCGTTCCTCGACCACCTTCTCTACGAGGAAGCCAGAAATCTTCAAGTATAGACATGAACTTTCGATCATCTCTTATCTCGCCTGTTGCTGAATCATAGGTAATCTTATTACGATAACGAGCCATTATATCTTTCAGATACTGCTCCGCTTTTATCTTTGGCAGATTACCTACATCAATATAAAATATTCTTCTTTCAGGTGCTCTAGACAATCTATAGATTACTAAAGCATCTTCCATCATCTTCAACTGATTAACAGGTTTAATTGCCTTATGGAGATGGCTCAACACAACATTCTTTTCTAGATCTAGCACACCAGATGGAACATATGTTATAGCATCAGTTGAAATCTTTAATCCTTGATTAGCCATCGGTGTAGTATACTGAGGATTGTATGCTATACCTTGTTCACTATAGATAAAGAATTCCTGTATACTTTCTATGAATTCTATACCCGAATCTTTGTTCTTACTCTTGCGCACATCCCTGACCTTGCGTATCTTGCGAGGGTCAAGTTGAATCAATTCCATAATACCCTTTTTGGGTGCAGATTTATCAATTATCTTTTGATAATATAATCTACCATCCACATACCATCGCTTGAAGATATCATGCGCACGATCATTAAATTCTAAGAGCTGTAATATCTTATTAAACTCTTTGTTTATTGTTTCTTTTATATCATCAGATATGTCAACCTTATCCAGATATATCTGAACAGGAGATTCGTCATCTACAGATGCGATTGCTTCAGTCACAATCTCATCAATAGCAACAGCACAATCCGAATACATCGATGCTTCTCTATATCTAGTTATGAGCTCCGCTTCGGACTTCGCGGTAGCATCCATATCGAGATATGTCCCAAAATAACCCCCGCCTCGTACGGTTGCTGCACCGTCGTCTGACAGGGGTGTGGCGAAAGCCTGATTCTTTAAATTATCATCAGGACTTTCTTTAGATATTTTAAACCCAAAAACATTAATAGCCATAACTAAATCACTTTATAAAATTACGACAGGCTGAACAGTGCGTCAACTAATTGCTGTGCAGGATTATTAGAAAACTCAAATGTCTGATACTGGAACGAAACTGCAAATGTTGATAATTGGTCGTTGCTTCCAAAATCTAATGCGACTGGACCGATCTCAACTGGGAAGGCTCCCTTTAATTTATATTGCTTTAGTATCGCACCATTACGATCTAATTGCGCAATAAACATATCTGTCTGATACTGTGATGGTACTAATCTACCTGTTTTATTTTGCAGATCATCCATGCCATTCATCCATTGCTCTAATGCAGTCCTAATTGTAAATCCTGCATCATTTAATACTGTACAGTTGAATGGTGCGAACTCCCTATCGCCCGCCATCTTAACTTGTCTGCCCCTATAAAATACTGGGGCAACACCCATTGTCTGTCCCGGTAATTCTGCAGCACTTATCAGAAAGGGGCCCTTCCTAACTGCTGCCGCCCTTCCCGCAACATAGTTCGGAAAGGTTAATTGTACGGCAAACTGATTAGGTCGAGCGCCACCGTTACTAAGCTCAGCTTTAAATCTTTCAACATTAAATGGAATTGCCATTTATTTTCTCCTATGCTCCTACTT